CCAGGCAGAGGGCACAAGTGCTATTCACTAGAAACTTGCAATCTAGGTATGATATTTTATGGCTTTCAGAGTACTATTTCAGTCATTACGATTCTGGGAAGCCAATGGAGATCTGCACCAGATCCAATCATACAAACCAAGCTAGAACACTCGTTTCAATGGCAATCTGCCAAATGCTCCAGCCCTAACGACTTGTTTCGTTTTCAATGTTGCCTTACATCTGATGGGTTCGGCACTCCCACCAGCCGGTGCAATACCGGGCGCTGAACGTTCCAAAGATGATGATGAACTACCAGATGACATACTACTACTACTACTACTACTACTACTACTAGATGTAGTTACTAAGGGAGTAGATACAAATACACTATCCGCTACTGGCGGATCTGAAACTTCGATCTTTCTCTCGGCACCCACTGTAAATGAGTAGGCGGGATAGACGAATGAATTGATTTGTGTAATACCAAATAAACCTGGTAGTGTTGATCCTGAAGAAACATAACTGTCTATTAATACCTGAAAAGGCCCACTTGATACTGGCACTTCAAACGCGAAGTTAGCACTGAATGTCGACCCAGGATTCTGGGACACATAGGACCCGGGAGACGGGTACAGTGGAGTCAAATTCACGAACTTTATCGATGTGAATATCAGGTTAGGTCCAGTTATGTTACAAAAACATAGATAAGACGATCCTGGGACAGGGTTTACAAGTTCTAAAATAGACAAACTCGTTGACGGGTTTGTTAGTAGACATGGTATCTCCCCCAGTTCAGGGCCATTGTCTACGACATTTGCAAATATTCCTTGGGAGGTGGCTCCCAGTGTAAATGACTGGGTAGGTATTGATCCTTGCCCAGTTCCAATTACTGGTTTCATCAATGTAATATCATAAGACACCCATAAGCCACCAATATTTGCTGTTGCTTGCATTCCTTCTGTCGCTAACTGGAAATCAGCCAAATCATACAATCTCAAATCTGAACCCAACGCGGGCGCACCTGATCTAACAAAAAGACACTCAGTCGGTGTCGTTCCCGGTGCACACTCAATGGCATGGGGTAGATTAGATGACGGCATGCCATAATTTGAAAATTTTGTCGCCAACATATACCTAACATTAGGAAATGGTGGTTCGACGGCATTGTAGTTGGTCGCCATAACTATCTTACCCAGCGCTGTATTCGTTGAATTCAATGCATTTGCTGATGTAGAGACAAATTCGAAAATTAATCCGTTAATTTTATACTGCTCATAATTCGATGCTAATGTGCTTAACCATGGAAATGTAGACGCCAAACCTGGGTTGATTGGGTAACGTTGACTCACGAATTCTGTGGAACCCATGACATCACCCAAGTACTCACGTCTTTTCACTCTAATCGAATCGTCTCCAAAGCTTGGCACTGGCTCACCGGGGTGGACTAAAGTATTTGAAACAACACTATAATCTCCATGTCCTGTGATTCGGTTCCAAATGGCCGCTCCACCGCGTCCAATCAGACCACCCCATCTTCCACCTATTCCTGGTGCCAAAGCCTCACCCGCTAGAGACCCAATAGTAGCCATAAAATTAGGATTTGCCCGAGGCAATTTCGAACTACTCTTGCGAACCGCCACGACCCGCTTCGTGGATCGTGGCTTTCGCGCCACTTTCACAATCCTCACCCTCCTCACCGCGGCCCTTCCGCGGCGACCTCCTTTCGCTTGCTTTCTTACACTCGACATAAATCTGTTTTAAACTAGAATTAATCGGAGGCAACGTTATACTCGGATAATCACCCTGATATTTATCAAACACGAAAAACCTGTCGTACATAATCTGTTCTTTAGTATATCGATCTTGCAGAACATAATGAGATATTGGCGCTATCTCCATTGTTGAGAAATACTTCTCCAGTGACAGTTGTTCGTGAATTGAAAAATTAAACACATCCTCCATCAATCGACGTGTTAATGGGTGAACTTCAATTGGAACCAGCGATGATTTTAATACTTTATCTCTCTGGTAAAAGTCGTGTATCTTATAGCGGTGTGTCTTAGTCAATTCCATTAGCCTCATGGCCAAAGATTGAAGAATGGGCACACCCCGGCTTTCAGCCATCAACGACATCGCTTTACCACGCAATAGTTCCATTTTAGTCTTATCAGAGGCTTTGTGATATTTTGCACTTATCCAACCCAAGTTCATCAATTTCTTGATGGGCTCAGGGACCACAACTCTGACATGTTTGTCGAAAACCATTGAGCAAAATCCTGCTCTGGAAATGTCCCGATGAAATTCGATCTTAACATTGAAGCCAAGTAATTTATACACCATAGGCATGACATCAACAAGTAATACGCTAGCATTAATATCGTGAACAATATCGTATTTAACAAGTCGATGAAAAACTGCACAATCGGATGTCGGTTGAGATTTATAACATAACGACCGACCAGTTCTGAGCCAATGCTTTTTGCACTGCCCGCAGGACATGTATTTCCGTTCCGCGACTCTTCCGAGACAATCATCTCCTTCGATGACTGCATCCATGACGTTATCCAACCCCAGAAGACGTCCGATGAAACAGAATACCATGTAGTTGGTGAATCCGTTGCCACAGGAGGTTGACATTTCGCCCGACATTCGGCTTGCCGGAATGAAGGCTGTAATGTTTTTGAATTCGCACCTATTAAGTCCTGATACAGTCTTTGTATAAAACTGTACAATGTCTCTTGCAATCGCATTATCTCCGGCAAAATGTTTGTACACTTCGAACTCACACTCTTCCAAAAGTCGCTTATCAAAGTGAGATTCGAAAGCGGTGTAGTCAGTTGCGATATAAAGAGCCTCAGTTCCTCTATCCAGCTTATCGCACACGTAAGCGGCTCTATCAGACACTGGGACATGCTTAATGAAGGACGAATGGCGATAGAGTTCATCTTCGAACTTCTTAAAAAAGGGTCCGACTCTAACTTTGAATTCGTCCACTCGTGCGTAAATGGACCGAGGGTGCTTGAAGGTTCCGTAGCATTCGTCTTTAACGAAGCACTTGACACGGGTGTTACGAACACTAGAACGATCACCAAGAAGATCCAAGTTTGCATATAACGACCTAAGCTGGCATTTCCTCCGCTCCGGGTAGTTCGCCCGATCCAACCAGTCAGAAAAAGAGAGAGGATCATGAACATCAATAGGACGAACATTTTCTCTACACCATTTTCGTACGTAACCCCGGAAAGAATGACGCAGGCCGTTATGGATAGGAGTGTCGACAGGAACACTCCCCACGCGTTTGAGGATAGAGAAGTGAATTGATCGTACGTCATTGGGGTCAGCGTGAGGGTAGCTCGCCCCAGCAACTTGAACACCCAGAGAAGTTTGTACAATACGCCGTTGAACACGGTCTGTAGGCTCGCGCACAGTAACTCTAACTCCGACCTTTGGTGTTGAAATTTCTGACAGTTCAACTTCTCCAAAGCGGTAGCCATACTTGACCGCACCGAACTTCCCTGGGACATTGGAAAATCCACTAGTGACTTAGACTTCAGGTGCCTGAAATACATGTGGGCTACCTGCGCTGTTTGGTATGCAAACGAACCATCAGCTGAAGTCAAATTGATGCCGCATGAAGAGCGAACTGCAGAACAGATTCTGTCCCACAGTAAATCATCAGCCAAATGAGGTGTCCAAGCATTTTTGACTATGTAGGCAAATAGCGTGGCTGATATTACACAATCGGCATCAACAACATTATCGGATTTTATAAAATATGGTCGAACATATATGTTGTCGGTCTTTACCCGAACAACAATCAATGCTGCAGGATATTGAAGTTTGTCATAAATGATCTTATCCTGAGCCATCCGATCGTCACTTGTTTCCTCGCGCTCGTATTTACCAATATATGTAACCGATTCTTTACGGACATTACGAGCGTGGTATTTCCTATACCAATTATATATGGTGCTGGTGTATGACATTGCAATGAGACAAATTATTGCACCAATCACCATGGAGAATACTGAGATGGCAGCGAACATTGCCATGAAGAGAAACCACAGCCAAGTCACGTATTCTGAGTTGTCGTCAGTCAGGCCATTCAAAAAGTTCATGCCTGACAATTTAACCTCAGTCTGGAATCCACTGTAAATTGGAGCACTCAGCTCCACGTCCTTAATCGACGGAAATGGGTTTCCAGCTGGCGAATTTGGAGCAGATTCTTTACGATCTGCTAAGATCTCTCGCTTTGCATCCTGCTCACCAAGTTCCTGAGCCTTAGATCTCAACAAAGACTCGGACACCAATCTACCTTTCTTGAAGGAGCGGGATGGCATTCTCTCTTTTGGTGGAGTCTTGACTCTCCACTTGGCATATTTTGAATCTCTGACTCGTGCATTCTGCACAGGAGATTCCGTAGACCTTACCCCACTGACATCAACATCGGTTTGAGGTTCCGATGAGGAAGGTGAGGTCGTGCGCTTAAAATCCTTCTTATCCGACGTTGTAGCCATGATAAAGAAGGATTACTGTCCCACTATAACATACTTCAAACCAGCCTAGTGGTATAGCTGGTTGAAGGGGGAGGTAGAGACCCCACTCTTGGCGTTTCCCCATTAAGGTACCACACATATCCTCCCAAGTCTGCCTACGGAATATGTGGTCGCCAGCCTTATTTTACGTGCCGCCCTATGTTCAAAACACGAAGCACGCCCTCGGAGAGCACTCCTACAACAAATGAGTTTACGTCAATGGTGGTGACGCCCATATGTTGTACACTAGTCAGCATTCTAGTGAGGGACAGCGTTGAAATGTGGATAAAGGTCAATAACTGACAGAAGTGAACTTACAAAATTATTTTCGCCTTCTTTCAGTTAACTATATACATAATATATCCACAAAACCCCCCCATTCTAAGGGGGACACACTGGG